GAAAGCTTTGGGACGCTTTCAAAAAGTTCGCGGAAAGGGTGTCAATTAATTTCAAATAAAGATAAAAAAGTGTTTGCATAGGCAATCAAACCGTGGCATAAAGATCAGGCGGGACGCGGTGTCCCCCTAAATTGGAGATTTAAAATGGTTGGTTTTATTCAAAACGAAGCGGCTTACGAGGCGGCTATCGGGCGCAACATCAAGGCAAACCGTAAAATAGGCGGTCGTAAACGGTTTTTTGCGGCGCACGAAGATGCGCAAATCCTGATCAATTTCGTTGTGGATCGTGTTTCTGATCATCAAGTTGATTTTTTCAATCGGTTTGGCCGTAAACTCGATGGCGCGAGCTTCATCGACGCATGTTGGGTAAGCATTGAGGAATTCGGTGGTTTGACTGAAAAGCAAGCCGTAGCTGTTCGCAACTCGATTGCAAAGCAAGCAGAACGTCGCGCCGAAGCAAAGGCCGCCGATGCCCTATCAGTTCATGTTGGTACGGTGGGAGAACGCCGCTCGTTTGACTTGACCGTCGCCTTCGTGACGTCGTTTGATGGCACGTTCGGCACGACATACATCAACTGCTTCAAAGATGCAGATGGCAACGTGTTTGTTCACAAGGGCTCGTCTATTCTGATCGGAGATGCTTCACGGCAAATAATTGCCAAAGGCGAGAAGATCCGCGTGACCGCCACCATCAAGGAACACGGCGTTCGCGATGGCGTAAATCAGACAATCATCGCTCGCCCATCCGGCGCGAGCTTCATCTGAGAGAGGATTTAAAATGACAAATGCATATGATCGTGGATCCGCAGACTCATACTACGGACGCAAATTTAGCCCACATTACACCGATGGTGGTGTACAGGTGCAGATCGAAGAGGGTACGCCAGAGTATCAGGAGTACCTCAAGGGTTGGTCAGAAAACACAGATTTCAAGGATTGGGGGTAATCATGGCTCAGGTAAAAACCAACAAAGTCACCATCCAAAAGGTTTTGAACTCCAAGTTCTTCAACCTCGGTGTGGAGGACGTTCGTAAAGGGCGTCCCTTCAAATACGATTTGCCTGATCAAGACGAGTGGCACTACGTCAGAGGTCGTCACTTTGCGCGGGTATTCAATGGGGAGATCAAGAATGGCCGATGCTTGAGAGCAGAGGCTTTGTATAAATTCGCAGACGCTTGGTATAGCGGTGCAATCATTTAAAGGGAGATGGAAATGAACAACTGGCAAGATTTGAAGTTAAACGAATTGGAACCGCACATTAGTAAATTTTTCACTAATAAAAAAAATAGGCAAAGGATCGATAGTTTTATTGAACATGTTTTAAAAGAAGGCATGTACGGCAATGACCGTAAATGGACTTATCCTAAAAATTTAGAAGATATGGTTAATTGTGCAAATTATTGGTATTATGTTCGGAATGTAGGCATGAAAACAGTTAGTTTAATGCGAGATTTTATAAATTATGTCGCAGAAAAAAATGTTTTTGATAACATTAAGTTCCATCGATTTTTACGATCTAAAGAATTTATGGAAAAAAGAAAAAACGATAAAATTAAAAATTGGAGAGATAGAGAAGCAAAAGCCTATGAAATGAGAGGAAAAGGCATGAAATGGAGCGAGATCGCGGATAAATTTGATTGCACCATAGCAGGTGCCATACAAATGGAGAGGCGGCATCGTAAAAATAATGATCTCCCTCGGCATGTACATGACTTTTATAGCGAAAAAGTAAAAAGTTTAAAAACGCAATACGAAGAGCTAAAAGAAGACATCATGCTTATAGCTAATTATTTGCGCGAAAAAGGTCACCACAATATTGCTTATGTAGTTGAAGAACGTATTAAAAATGGAAGGTTTAAGAAATGAAACAATATCAAATAAATGAACACGCCATTGCCCGTGAAACTAAATTCCCTCATGGGAGCACAGAAATTGGCGTCTACGTCGATGAAATCATGATTGGCGTTATCCTTCATGCCACCGGATCTTCATGGTGGTCTTGGTATCCAGTCGGGGAAGGGAAAAAAATTAGGTATAGGACAAAACGCGGGGCAATCGAAAAAGCATCCACGGCTTCGCGAATTGAGGTGTAACTTCGCGAACTGAAGTGGCTCTTGAAGCTATTCTCCTTTTGTCGTATGCTTCGCACCACAAATCAGGGGCGGTGCATGGCTAAAGTTGGCAGACCTTCGACATACGATCCAGTATATTGCACCACGGTTGTTGAGCAAGGGAAGCTCGGGAAATCAATTACGCAAATGGCCGTGGCTTGCAATACGGTGCGTTCAAACTTCGATTATTGGGAAGAAATGCACCCCGAATTTTCGGCGGCTCTCGCGCACGCGAAACAACTTTCGCAAGACTGGTGGGAGTCTGCGGGTCAAACCGGAATGATGACAAACAACTTCAACGCAAGCGTCTGGAAGCACATGGTGGCGTCTCGGTTCCGCGATGACTACGCCGACCGCAAGCTCACCGAAGTCACTGGCCGCGACGGTGGAGCCCTTCAGATCGAGGCCGTTACGATCGACGTAAAGGATCTCGACCCCGACGCTCGAGACGCTATCAAGGCGGCTCTGTTGGCCGCGGCTGAAGGCCAGTGAAGCACGAATACATCATGATCGACGGTAAGCGCATCGATGTGAAAGCATCGCTTCGCGAGATCTCAAAGGTCGAATGTGCATCGAGCCTTTCAGAGTTCATTTCCCAAGCGTGGCACGTAGTAGAGCCTGGGCAAGAGTATGTCCACAACTGGCATATCGACCTGATCTGCGACAGCCTCGAGGCCATCACCGATGGCGTTATGGTGGACGACGAACGCTATTACAATCGGCTCCTGATCAACGTGCCGCCTGGCGCGATGAAGAGCCTGATCGTCAACGTGTTCTGGCCTGCGTGGGAGTGGGGTCCGGCGGGGTTGCCTAACCTTCGCTATGTCTGCGCCTCGCACTCGATGGATCTCGCCATCAGAGACTCGACCAAGATGCGGCGGCTCGTGCAGTCCGAGTGGTATCAGGAACGGTGGGGCGATACCGTCAAGCTCACAGGCGACCAGAATGCCAAGACCAAGTTCGAAACCACAGCCACGGGCTTCAGACAGGCCATAGCGGCGGGTTCCATCACTGGTGCTCGTGGTGACCGCGTGATCATCGATGACCCTCACAGCGTCGAGAGCGCGGCGTCCGAGGCCATGCGTCAAACGACGGTTGACTGGTTCGAGCGTGCGGTGCCAACCCGCTTGAACAACCCCGATCGCTCCGCCATCGTCCTGATCATGCAGAGGCTCCACGAGGAGGATCTCAGCGGCGTGGCTCTGAGCAAACAGCCTGATCTCTGGGATCACATCATGATACCGATGGAGTACTCGCCCGATCGAGCCGCTCCAACCATGCTCGGCTTCGAGGATCCACGATCGGAGCTTGGCGAGCTATACTTCCCCGATCGGTTCCCGAAGCATGTCGTGGAGCGCGACAAGAAGATCATGGGATCCTATGCCGTCTCGGGGCAGTTCCAACAAACCCCGACCGACGATAGCTCCGGCATCATTAAACAATCGATGTGGCAACTGTGGGAGAACAAGGATCAGTTCCCCGCGTTCGACTTCATCGTGGCCGCGGTCGATACCGCGTTTACGGAAAAGACCGAGAACGATTACACGGCCATGTCCGTATGGGGCGTCTTCTCCGAGGATCCGGTGGCCGAGGCGTCCAAGCGCGGCACAAGCTATCAGGTCGAGCGTTCATACAAACAGCCTCACCCTAAGCTCATGCTGATCTACGCATGGCAAGAGCGGTTGCAGTTGGCCGCGGTGGTCGAGAAGGTTGCCGCCACCTGTTCCAAGTTCAAGACCGACAAGGTGCTGATCGAGAACAAGGCCGCGGGAATTCCCGTCGCGCAAGAACTGCGGCGGCTCTACGCGGGGAAGAACTTCGGCGTTCAGCTTGATGACCCAGGCTCCACCGACAAGATCGCTCGGCTCTATTCGGTGCAACATCTGTTTGAGGACAAGTTGGTCTACGCGCCTGACAAGGCATGGGCTGACGAGGTCATCCAACAATGCGCTCGCTTCCCGAAAGCCAAGCACGACGATCTCGTTGACACGGTAAGCATGGCTATGAGATATTTGCGCCGCTCGGGCTTGATCCAACGCGCCGAGGAAGTGCAAGAAGACTACAACCAAGAGCGTACCCACCACGGTGCGTCACCACCTCCGCTTTACTCGGTCTAAGGATCTGAACCATGTCGCTTGTCCCCAACATCCGCCAACCCGCCCCGATCGATGATCGAGATCCGATCGAAGATGGCGTGATCATCGAGATGGCGGACGAGGGCGGCGATCAGCACGAGTTCGATGACAAGGGCAACCTGTTGACGATCGAGCACGATGACGGCTCCATCACCCTGAAACTCGACGGTGGTCCGCTTGAAAAGGCGGGGGCCGAGGGCACCAATGGGTGGTTCGACAATCTGGTGGACGAGATCCCCGCGATGGAACTGTCCCGCATCTCCGAAGACCTCATGCGCGGCATTCAGGACGACCTCGACTCCCGCAAGGAGTGGATCGAGGACCGTGCTCAGGGCATCAAGCTCCTCGGGCTCCGGATTGAGTTGCCTGGCATTTCGGGTGCGGCAGACGGTGCTCCGGTCGAGGGCATGAGCAAGGTGCGGCATCCCCTGTTGCTCGAGGCGGTGCTCCGGTTCCAAGCCAACGCACGCTCCGAGTTGCTCCCGACCGACGGGCCCGTCAAGGTGCGGGAGGATAACAACAATGCCACCCTTGATAGTGATACGCTCGCCAACGATCTCGAGAAAGACCTCAATCACTACCTTACCTCCACAGCCAGAGAGTACTATCCTGACACCGACCGCATGCTTCTCATGTTGGGCTTTGGCGGCACGGCGTTCAAGAAAGTCTACTTCTGTCCACTCAGGGGCCGTCCTGTCTCCGAATCAGTTGACGCCGACGATATGATCGTCAACAACTCGGCCACTGATCTGAGCAACGCCAAGCGCGTTACGCATCGCATAATGATGCGGCCATCGGTGGTGAAGCGCATGCAGATCATTGGTGCGTACAAGGACGTGGATCTCTCCACCCCTAAGCAAGTTGATCTCGATGCAACACAGCGCGAGAAGAAGGCGCAACAGGGCATCAGCGCGGGGCAGTCAAACCCTGACGATCGGGATCGCGAGATCTACGAGTGCTATTGCGAACTGGACGTCAACGGCTTCGAGCACAAGCACAAAGGCAAAGAGACTGGCCTCGAGATCCCGTATCGGGTGACAATCGATGTATCGTCGCACGAGATTCTCTCGATCGTGCGCAACTATGACGAGGATACCGAGGAACTTCCCGAAGCTCGGCAGAACTTCGTGAAGTACACCTTCGTGCCTGGCATGGGGTTCTATGACATCGGCTTGCTCCACATTTTGGGCAACACGACCAACGCCATCACTGCCGCGCAAAGAGAACTGTTGGATGCGGGAATGTATGCCAACTTCCCAGGCTTCCTGTATGCCGACACTGGCGCAAGGCAGAACACCAACATCTTCCGCGTTCCGCCAGGCGGTGGGGCTCTGGTCAAGACGGGCGGCATGCCGATCAGTCAGGCCGTGATGCCTCTGCCATACAAGGAACCATCTCAAACATTGATGGCCCTCATTGAGAACATGGCTCAAACAGGCATGCGCATTGGCGGGACAGCCGAAGCCGCCGTGGGTGAAGGTCGTGCGGACGCCCCCGTGGGCACGACGATCGCGCTGATCGATCAAGCCACCAAAGTTCTGAACGCGGTGCATAAGCGGATGCACGCCTCTCAGGCCGAAGAGTTCGCGCTCCTCGTCCAGTGCTTTAAGGAAAACCCTGAGAGCTTCTGGCAAAAGAACCGCAAGCCTGCGCGTGCATGGGATCAGGAAACCTTCTTACGTGGTGTGAACCAAGTTGATCTCGTCCCGCAAGCTGACCCTAACACCGCGAGCCAGACGCAACGGCTCATGAAGATCATGGCGTTGAAGCAAATTCAGGCATCGAACCCGACGCTGTACGATCCGATTGCGATTGACACCGCGGCGTTGAAGGCGGTGGGTTGGTCAAACCCTGAGCAGTTCATGATTCCGCCAGAGGCGCAAGGCTCTCCTCCTCCTGAAATGCAGAAGGAAATGGCCGAGATGCAGATCAAGAAGCAAGATGCCGATACGAAGCAAGGCGAGGCTCAGGCTCGCATCGCGTTGGATCAGGGGCGGCTTCAGATCGACATGGCCAAGGCACAGCAAGAGGGGCTTGCGGGTGGTGAACAGCAAGGGCCGACTGAAAAGGACGCCGCGGATCTCCAGATCAAGAAGCAGATAGCCGACGCCAAGGTGATGGACACCAAACTAAAAGCGGCTTCGCTTCAGGCCAATATGCAGAAGGATGAGCGCGACAGTGCCGTCGAAGAGCAAGAGATGCTTGCCAAAGAACGGATCCAGATGATTGATCTGGCGCAGAACCTCGCGGTTCATCCTGAGAGCGAGGACGAAGTTGTCCGGCTTCTCGGCAGTGTGATTCCGGCCATTACAGG